ATTATGTCTAACCTGAGAGAGGGCGACTTTGCGAATGCAGGTCGCTCTCTCGTTTATGGGGCAACAGAGGCCGCACCACAGGTCGCAGCGGGTGCTGCCGCATCTGTCGGTGCTGGTCTTGCAGCGACAACTGCACCTGTGATTGGCACTGGTCTTGCTATCGGCGGCACTCTTGCTGGCACAACGATGGCCATGGGCGCAAACCGTGACGAGAAAGAACAGCAGGGTCTTGACCCAACTGCAACCGCAACAGACCTTGCAACAGCAATCGCATCTGGCTTGATTGAACTTACGCCTATCAAGGGCGGCGGTGCTACACTGAAGATCATCCGTGAGGGTATTCAGGAAGCAGGACAAGAGGCGCTTGTGATTGGCAACACCGCTGTTCAAGGCGGTGAGTATGTCGCTCAAGACGTGATTGATCGCATGGGTGATGCGGCTGCTATCGGTGCAACTGTATCTGGTGCAATCAACACTGGCATTACGACAGTCTCAAAGACTGGTGATGTTGTGTTGCGTAAGCCTGAAGACGTTGATCCTGAGACATCACAGGCCGCTGGTGACGTGGCTCGTATGTTCCAAGAGATTGCAGATACCGAAGGCTTCAACATCAAAGACATTGACCCCTCTTCTCAGCAGGGTGCTAATGCAGTTCTGAATGCTACTAGAAGCAAACTACGCGAAGACATTGATGGCAACTACAACATCATCAAGAAAGAAATCTTGAAGGATGCAGATGAGGCAACAAAGGCCCGCTTTTATGAGACCATCAAGCAGGCCCGCAACAAAGTGTCTACGACAGTTACCAAGAGCAATCTCGATTTTGTCAGAGATACTGTTGGCAACACCAAAGAAGGCCAAGCGCTTGTTAATGCTCTGCGTCGGTCAAACATCGTAACTGAGGTTTACAGCGGCGGTCTTAAAGGTGGCATCTCTCAGTTTACCGACACGTTTAACCCACTTCCGAAGTTTGGTCGCTCCTACAACCCCGCAGGGATGATTGCTGGTAACATCAACACTGGTGCTGCATTCGCAACTGGTGGTCAGTCTCTGGCCTTCCAGATACCTACTGTTGTTGCTGGACGCGCTATTGACGCAGTTACGGGTCGCCGCTCGAAACTGAACACCTTCATCAAGAAGAACCGTAAACAGGAAGGTCTTGATGCCCCAACGGGTGTTTCCATTGAAGGTAAGACAGCAAGACTGCGAGCGCAGGCTAAGTCAGCAGAAACCGCCCGCAAGGCTCGTGAAGACGCTAACGCCGCTGCGCGTAAGAAGGCTCTGGCAGACGAAGAGGCTGCTACCAACGTCCGTATGTGGCGTAATGGTGAGTATCCAGTTGGCCGACCTGACAGGCCTTCACCACGTCTGGCCATGTTCCAAGCAATCTCTGAGGTCGATCCAACCTTTGTCCGCGACCGCTCCCCAGCGGAAGTAGATGTAGAAGTTGCTCGTATCTTGGCGGCAGCAGCACGGAACACCAGCGACACCAAGCGTCAGCGTAATATCCGTGCTTATCAGACGATCCTAGAGACTGGCCGCGCAAAGATGAACGGTAAGCCTCTGAATGAGGTTATCAGTATCGTTAAGACTGAGATTGCGAAGGCTGCGCGCAGTAAGCCACAGCAAGTAACTCAGGCACCTCAAGGTCAGGCTGACATCCCTGTCTCACCGCGCCCAGCAAAGATTGAAGATGGTGTGAGGGGCAACCGTGCGTTCCTGAAAGCACTCCGTGACGACATGAATGCCGACAAGACTGTGTCATCTGGTGATCGTGCGCTCCTGACGAAGGCAATGGATGAACTTGGGCTAAACCTTGGTTTGGACGTTGTAGCAAAGGCCAAGTCGATTCTTGATGGGGCTACGGCATCCCTAAGCAGCCCTGCACTTGCAGCAAAGTATCTGAAACCCTACATTGATAGGATCAATACTCAACAAGCGGCAGCAAAGGCAAAGGCGTCAAAAGCAACCGCGAAAGCGAAAGCGCAGACCAATGCCCCACAGCAAGCACCCAGCAATGCAGGCCCTAACACAGGACCAGTATCAGCAGCTCCAGCGCCTCAAGCAGGAGTGGGACCAGCAGTTGGGACCGCACCAGCCCCTAGTGGACCCGCAGGCGGAGTATTGGCCGCACCTAGTCCCACATCAAAACCAGTTCAAACCACCAAAACCCCAAAACAAGCCACGCCAGCGCAAGTAAAGGCAAATCTCCCTGAAGCGAGAGCGATCGTTGAGATTGGCAAGAAGGGGACGAAGTATGAGAACGGCATTCAGGATATTGAGACTGCACTAGAGGTCGCTAAACTCCTCGGTATCACCGCACAGATGCTGAGTAGTGGCTCTTCGATGCAAAAGATGACAAAAAGTCCGAAAGGAACTTTTGCTGTCCACAGTTGGTCACCAACTATGAGGGGCTTTGGTAGTAAGGTCTTCTTTATCAAGCCAAAAGGTTCCTACGACGGCGAGAAAGTGACAAGCATTCGGTCTCTTGCCGCTGCTCTCCATGAAATGGGACACTCGCTTACTCAGGGTAACATGGACGGTGAGGGTTACTTTGGGCTTACAACTGTTAAGAACAAACTGAACAACTCTACTGATCAAGTTGGTGCTAACAGTTACAACTCTTCTGTGATGAAGCCGATCCTAGAAACCCTTGGTGCAGATCATCCTGCAATCAAGGAAATCATTGCCTTTCAGGAAGCGGGATTGGCTTATATCGAAAGTAACCCCAGCGACACAACACCTGTCAGGGAATTTGGCTCCTACTTTTCGAGGTTACAGCAGGCGGAAAAAGATGGTGACACCTCGTATGCAGATGCAATCAAGAGGGCGATTAAGCGCTACCGTAACTACACCAACCTGACGCCAGAGTTGTCCGTTGACCCAATGTGGCTTTACCTGATGAACCCACGTCTCGCTAAGGAACTCATGCCGATCAACAGTGCTATGATCAAGGCTGAGTTCGACAAAGCGAACAACGGTAAAATCCTCTTCTTCTCCCATCCGTTTGCCACAATCTTGGCAGTCGCTATGGCGATGGGCCTTGTTGCCGCTGGCGGCGAAGAGGAAGAGCCAATGCCAAACGGCATTCTATCCGCATAATGGTGCCCCCTTCGGGGGGCATCAGTCCCCAAAAGGAAGCATACAGTGAACAAGACAGCATTTGATTTGCTGCCCTATTTGCAGGGCGTTGAGGCCGTGAAATCTTCTGGCATGACCAAAGACCAAAAGGACTCTGTTTTACGGGAGATGGCAGCAAGCATTCCAGCGCCTGTGTTCTGTAAAGCGTGTCCAGAGACACTAGCAGTTCTCGAAAACCTACTAGGAGTCCACAATGTCAGCCCCAAAGAACCCCCGAAAGAAAAGTCCAAAGAAACCTCTACAGCATCCGAACAAGTCCCATCAGGCGGGCAAGACAAACTACTTCGCCAAACTGATGGAAACGGAAGAGGGCAGGGAACTTCGGCGGCAGTGGTCAACAAAGCCTCGAAAAAACGGGGGTAGGCCGAAAGGAACCCCTGACGGATACACCCTTGAGGCCATTACCCCCATCAGAGAGCAGGCAAAGAAAGACGCCGAAAGGATCGTGGCGATAATGACCAAAGACAACCAAATTGACGATGAATATGCAGTCGAAGCACTAAAGACTGCCGTAGAAATCATGCGAGAACCGGGGCAGACGCGAGACCGCTTGACTGCCGCCCGTATGGTCTTGGACTTCACCAAGACAAAACCCGCATCGAAGAGCGAAGTCACAATCGGCAAGGCCGAGGCCTTCTTGGAGTCGCTCTTAGACAGCGACAACGAAGAAGAGCAAAACGACGATGGATCAGAAACTTAAAGAAGTTCGCAAGCGTCTATTTGAAGACTTCGACTTTTATGCCTCGGCGGCGCTAAAGATCAGAACCAAAGACGGAGACATCCGTCCCCTGAAACTGAAGCCCGCCCAGCGCATCCTACAGCAAGCCGTTGAAGAACAGATTGCTGATGAGGGTAAGGTTCGCATCATCATCCTGAAGGCACGTCAGCAGGGTCTATCGACATATGTTGGTGGCTATCTGTATCACAACGTGTCTCAGCGTAAGGCCTGCAAGGCTATGGTGATCACCCACCACAGCGACAGCACCCGCGCATTGTTTGACATGACAAAGCGTTACCATGAGAACTGCCCAGAACTTCTGAAGCCTCACACCAAGTATTCCTCGCGTAGGGAACTTACGTTTGACGTTTTGGACAGTTCTTACGTTGTTGCTACAGCGGGTGGTGAAAGTATTGGCCGTGGTGAAACGCTCACACACGTCCACGCCTCTGAACTTGCGTTCTGGCCTAAGTCTAGCGCCCATGAGAACTGGAACGGCCTGACACAGGCTGTCCCAAACAAGGACGGCACCGCCATCTTCGTAGAGAGCACTGCCAATGGTGTGAGTGGTATATTCTACGATCTATGGCGTGGCGCTATGAGTGGGACCAATGGCTACAAGCCTGTGTTCATCCCTTGGTTCATGGACCTTGAATATAGTGAGAAGGTTCCAGAAAACTTTGAGAGAACTCCTGAAGAAGAGGAGTTGTCGGAGAAGTATAACCTAGACGATGGTCAACTCATGTTCCGCCGCCGCAAGGTGGCCCAGAACGGCATCGACCTCTTCAAACAAGAATACCCCGCAGAGCCTGAAGAGGCTTTCCTGACCACAGGTCGCCCTGTGTTCGCACCTGAGACGCTCCAGACTCAGTTGGATGACGCAAACGATCCAGTGCACCGCCTTGCCCTTGAGGGCGAAGAGTGGCTTGAGAATGTCAGGGGTGAACTCACGCTTTATCACAAGCATGACGCTGGTGAGCGCTACACCATTGGTGCTGACGTTGCGATGGGTGTCAGGGGTGGTGACTGGTCTGTTGCTCAAGTCCTAGACAGTAAGAAGCGCCAAGTGGCGACTTACAGAGCGCAGGTCCATCCAGACTACTTCGCAGAAGTTCTCTACCGTCTCGGAGAGTTCTTTAACTTTGCCTTGATCATTGTTGAAAACAACAGTCACGGCATCCTTACCTGCACACGCCTAGGCAAAGACATGGCGTATCCGCACTTTTATACAGAGGTTCAGGTAGACAAGTTGACTGACAAGGAGACTGTCAAACTCGGCTTCACAACGACCTCCAAGACAAAACCTTTAGTCGTTGATGAACTCCGCGCTGTGGTTCGTGAGGGAACAATCGAACTGAACGACAAGGTGACTATTCGGGAAATGCTCACATACATCGTCAACAACACGGGCGGTATGGAGGCAGAGGCAGGATGCTTCGATGACTGTGTAATGAGTTTGGCCCTAGCCAATCACATCCATGAGGGTGCTTGGGAGCCGATTGAGGCAGTCGATGATCTATACATTGAGATGGTTTGAAGATGAAATCAGAATACAAAAAACTGGATGACGACAAGATTGTCTCAATCGTTGACAACAACTTGCGTATGTCCACGGGTTACGCTGATAGCGAGTTGAGCCGTGAGCGCGCCCGCGTCATGGACTACTACTCAGCAAAACTTCCAAAACCAGCCCACGATGGTAACAGTAAATACGTCTCTCAAGACGTTTATGATGCTGTTGAGAGCATGAAGGCTGCGCTTCTGGAGACCTTCAGCACTGGCAACAAGACGCTTCGGTTTGCCCCACAAGGGCCTGAAGATGTGCTTATGGCGGAAGTCTGCACTGAGTATACCGACTACGTCCTTCACCGCCAAAACAACCTGTTTGAGGTAATGCAGACGGTCATCCATGATGGCCTCATTGCCCGCGCTGGTATTGCCAAGGTCTATTGGCAACCGCAGACGGAAAGCAGCCTCGAATACGTTGAGAACCTCACTGAGGAAGAACTCGACGCGCGGCTGGCGGAAGACAACTTAGAGATCGAAGAAGTCGAACAGGACATCTTTGGCCTCTACACAGGCGAACTCCGTGTTTACCGTGATACGTCTCAGGTGAAGATTGAGGCTGTGGCACCAGAAGAGTTCTTAGTGGAACCACAGTGTAAGTCACTTACTGACGCATCGTTCCTTGCACACCGCACCCGCAAGACAATCGCTGAACTGATTGAGATGGGGTATGACGAAGACCTTGTGTCTGACATCACGGATGAGGACGATGACTTTGACACCGATCCTGAAGTGCTGTCGCGCTTTGACAACATCGGCGCTGGGCGCGGCTTTACGACTAAAGGGAACCAACGTCAGACACGTCAGGTGACTGTTGTCGAAGCCTACATGCCTCTGGATGTCGAAGGTAACGGAACCACTGACCTATACCGCATCGTTAAGGTAGGACACGTCCTCCTCTCCAAGGAAGTTGTGTCTCGCATTCCTTTCGTCGCCTTTGTTCCGCTGCCCATCCCACATGCGTTCCACGGTAACAACTTCGCAGACAAGTTGATCAGCATACAGAACGCACGGACTGTCCTGACACGCTCTATCCTTGACCACGCTATGGTCACGAATAACCCACGCTACACTGTGGTTAAGGGCGGTCTGACAAACCCACGGGAACTTATCGACAACCGTGTTGGTGGTATCGTCAACGTGACGCGCCCAGACGCAATCAGCCCAATGCCACAGGCATCCCTGAACCCCTTCATCTTCCAGACCATTCAGATGCTGGATGAGGACAAGGAGGACACATCTGGTGTGTCTCGCCTGTCTCAGGGTCTCAACAAGGACGCCGTCAGTAAACAGAACTCGGCTGCAATGATTGAGCAGTTGGCGACTATGTCCCAACAGCGTCAAAAGATCATTGCCCGCAACTTTGCAAACAACTTCCTGAAACCACTATTCTTGCTGACCTACCAACTCTGTGTAGAGAACGAGACTGTGGAGAAGGTGGTCGAACTTGCAGGCAACTACGTCAAGATCAGTCCCTCTCAGTGGGCAGACAAGCGTGACGTGATGGTCGAGTTTAACTTGGGATATGGTGAACAAGAGACGCAAATTCAAAAGTATCTTGCGTTCCACCAGTTGTTCACTGCCGACCCAAGTATTGCAATGATGTATGGCCCAGCGCAGAAGTTTAAGATGCTGAACTCTATCCTTGAGAAATCAGGGATCAAGAACGGCGCTGACTTCCTGATAGACCCTGCACAAATTCCGCCTCCGCAGCCTGATCCCGCAGGACAGATGCAGATGCAGATGGCAATGAAGCAGATTGAACTCCAAGAACGTCAGACAGCAATCGCAGAGATGCGGGCGCAGTATGATGCAGAGATTGCGAGGATGAAACTGGAACTTGAGAGCATCAAGGCCCAGCGAGACTTCGCACTACGCTCGGACAAGATGGACCTCCAAGAGGCCCAGCAGCAGCACAAAGAAACGGTCAACTTTGAAGAACTCAAGATTGCCCGCAGTGCACAGGATGTCCGCGCAATCGCAAGCCCTAACGGGTAACTCCAAAGGTAACATATGCCAGCACAAGAAGAGCAACTTGTGGCGGCAGGGGATGAAGCAGAGGCCGTTCTATCGGCCCCTGCCTTCACTTCTGTTGTCAACGATCTTGTTGAAGCGGCCTTCGCAGCCTTCGTGAATACGGAGCCTGATGGCCATGACAAACGAGAGCAAGCCTACAACCACTATCGCGCAATCGTAGACGTGGTGAACACACTGAAACAACGGGTTGAGGTTCGTGATGGAATCCGCGCCCAAGGCGACATAAGCCAAGAGGAACAAGGACTATGACAAACGTCCAGCAAAGTAACTCGGAACCGCGAGCATTGGACATTGACGATGCCGCTGAAGCGATCCTAGGTCGGTGGAATGACGGTGAAGACCTATCCGAAACCGAAGACGAGGATGCAACACCCGAAGACATCGAAGAGACAGATGTCGAAGAGGGTGATTTTGAAGATGAAGATGACCAAGAAGAACTAGAGGACGACGCAGACCCTGAAGAAGGTGACGACACAGACGAAGACGAAGAAGACGATGAAGAAGAAGAGGCCATTGTGGCATCTGATGACTCTGTCGTTGAACTGTCTGTCCGTGGAGAGACCAAGAAGGTATCTGTAAAGGACTTGAAGCGTCTTTACGGTCAAGAAGCATCTTTGACCCAAAAGTCTCAAGATTTGGCTACCCAACGCAAAGTCGCTGAACAAGAGTTTCAGCGGACGCACTTGTCATACCAAAAACTCTTAGAACGTGCAGAGGCTCGACTGAAGCCATATTCAGACATGGATATGCTCTTGGCCGCACAGCAGATGGATTCAGACACATTTGCACAGTTGCGGATGGATGCACGTCAGGCCGAAGAGGATGTAAAGTTCCTCAAAGAAGAAAGCGGAAGTTTGCTTGCTGAACTGCAAGTGAACCAACGTCAGGCGGTTCAGAAAGCAGCACAGGACTGTGTCCGTGTTCTTGAAGAAAGCCTCCCTGACTGGGGAAACGATCTATACAATTCGATCCGTTCCTACGCAGTAAAATCAGGCCTACCTCAAGAACAAGTTGATCAATACACGGACCCTACGGTCATCATGTTGATCAACAAGGCTAGACTTTACGACCACACAAAAGAGGCCGCTCAGAGCAAAAAGGCTCAGGCCAAGGTCACGAAGTCAAAAGGCAACAAGACCAAAATCTTGAGTTCTAAGAAATCACCACCCTCCAAAACATCGTTGAAGACCGCACGTCAGAAAGAGGCGCAAGCCAGACTGCGGAGCAACCCACGTTACGGTGGTGACTTGGATGACATTGCTGACGCCCTGTTGGCGCGTTGGGAAGACTAACTGAAATCTTGCCTATAAGAAGGATTTTCCAAACATGGCAACGTATACCACTTACGATCAGGTCGGCAAAAAAGAGTCGGTCTCGGACATCATCTCGGACATCACCCCCTTCGACACTCCTGCATTCACCATGTTCAAAGACGAAAAGGTGACTGCACGGACCTTCTCGTGGCTTGAAGACTCACTGGCACCCGCTGGTGTAAACGCCGCTGTTGAAGGTGCAGATGCCGTAATGGGCACTCTGATCGACGCAGTTGAGCGCACCAACAACACCCAAATCCTCCAGAAGGGTTTCCAAGTGTCGGCAACTGCTGACGCAATCGGCACCTATGGCCGTGCCAAGGAAACCGCTCACCAACTCGCCAAGGCTCTGAAAGAGGTCAAGCGCGATGCAGAATATGCGCTGGTGGGTGTGGATCAGGCTGCTGTTGCAGGCTCTGGCGGCACCGCTCGTCGCATGGCATCGGTCATCAACCAGATCACCACTGACAAGGCTCAGGGCGGCGAAGCGCTGACTGAAGCCGCACTGCTTGATGCAGGCGAGACCGCCTACAACAACGGCTCGGATGTCAACACGCTGATGATCAAGCCCGCAGACGCTCAGATCGTCTCTGGCTTCGCTGGTGCCGCTGGCCGCAACCGTGAAATCGCTCAGGGTAAGACCTTGGTCAACGCTATCGACCTCTACGTCTCCCCCTACGGCGAATACCGCGTTGTGCTGAACCGCCACCAGAAAGCAGACACCGCGCTGCTGATCGACCCGTCGATGTTCAAGACGTGCACCCTGCGTCCGTTCACCCGCACCCTGCTTGCAAAGAACGGCGACTCGGATCGTCACATGATCGTTGGCGAAATGTCCGTGAAGCACATGAACTACGCTGACTCGGTCAAGATCACGGGTCTTGCATAAGACATCTATAGAGCCATAGCGGCTCCGTAGATTGGACCACCCTTTGGAACACAGGTTTTGCTCTCCTTACTGTGGACCATTGGGTGGTCCTTTTTGTTTTCAAGGAAGCATGATGATTACGAAAAACCCCACCCTCATTCAGTCCGAAACAGACTTCCTGATAGGCAGTGATGGGATGACGCGCAAGCACACACAGGTCATCTCTCAGGCATTTCTGGACGACTTAAAGGACAGTAGGAACGAGAGTTCCAACAGGCCTATGGGCGAATTTCACCGCGTTGCCTCTATTCCAACTGCTGTTGTCGAGAAGTGGCTGCGCGAAGGCTTTAACATCTGGGAAGCATCTGGCCCTGAGATCGTGAAGCGACTGAAGGCAGAAAACCTAGACGCCTTTATGGCTACCGAAAAGAGGATTTAAGTAGATGAACAAAGGTGAAATCAGGGCGCACTTTAAGGCGCTCCTCAACCGCAGTGACTGCACGGACGCCTTGGCTGACACCTTTCTCAATCAGGCCCTGACCCGCATCCAGCGTATCCTGCGTATCCCGCCTATGGAGCGTATGCAGACATACACTGTGTCCGCAAACACATCGGCATCGCAGATTGTTATGCCTTCTGACCTTCTTGAGATCATCGACATCCAATACAACGGGCGCTCTCTTGTTCGCATCCCAATGCACGAGATGGCAGAGCAGCAACGTATTGGTGCGATAGGATCACCAGAATACTTCTGCCGAGAGCGTGAACTTGTGAAACTCGCGCCTGCCGCAGGTGCTGGCAGTATCTACATGACATACTATGCAGAAGTTGCCCCACTGGACACGGACACTGACACCAATGTGTTGACCGTCATTGCAAGCGATTTACTTACATACACGGCTCTTTCGTATGCCGCAGATTACTTCTTGGATGAGCGCGGTGCTTTGTTTGAGACAAAGTCTGGACAGTTTCTCGCAGAAATCCAAGAGCAGGCAAATTCAGCAGAGATGTCAGGTGTCACTCAGGTCATGCGACCCACCAGAACTTACGAGGATTGATGTAGATGGCAAGGGCTTCATTTTACAGCACACAGGGTGTTACTGACACCAACTCCAAACTTGCAACCCCAGAACAGACAAAATCTGTAACTGCGCTTGAGAGCAGCGTTCAAGAGGCCGCTACCAGTGAAGCCAATGCAAAAGCGTCTGAACTTGCAGCCGCTGCCTCAGAATCCAGTGCGGGTGCATATAAAGATGCCGCTGAGACTGCAAAGTCACAGTCAGTGTCAGCAAAAGACACCGCTGTGTCCAGCGCAGCAAGCGCATCCTCTTCTGCTACCGCTTCAAATGCTCATAAGGTAGCAGCGGCTGCTTCTGAGGCGGCTTCTGCGACTTCTGCGACTTCTGCCGCATCCTCTTCCAACAATGCAGCATCTTCGGCAGCAAGCGCTGCCACGTCTGAAGTAAACGCAGCCGCATCTGAGACAGCCGCAGCATCATCTCAGGCTGCATCTCTGGCCTCTGCACTGTCGTCTACTGCATCTGCGGCTGCTTCTAAAACCAGCAAGGATGAGGCCGCAGTTCAGGCAACTACGGCAACCACGAAGGCATCTGCTGCTGCTACAAGCGCAACTGCTGCCAGTGCATCTGCTGCAACCGCTTCGACCAAGGCTTCTGAGGCGTCCACCAGCGCAGCCACAGCATCCACCAAGGCATCTCAGGCCGCTACAAGCGCCACTGGTGCATCTGCTTCGGCAACCTCTGCATCTACGTCTGCTACGAATGCAGCCAACAGCGCCTCTGCGGCCTCTAGTTCTGCCACGGCAGCACAGTCTGCCAAAAGTTCTGCCCAGAACTACCTGAGCGACTTCCAGAGCGTCTATCTGGGTCCATCCTCTTCCGCACCAACAACTGACGGAAATGGTAACACACTGTCCGCAGGCTCTCTGTATGTTGATGCCAGCACAGGGAACCTTAGATACTACACTGGCAGTTTGTGGACTACCGTTCAGGAACTTGGACCCACAGGCCCCCAAGGACCACAAGGTCCACAGGGTGTTAAGGGGGATACTGGAGACACTGGAGACACTGGACCACTCGGACTAACAGGCCCACAAGGCCCTCAAGGACCACAAGGTCTTAAAGGTGACACTGGCAACACTGGTCCTACAGGCGCTACTGGCCCTCAAGGTCAGCAAGGAATCAAAGGTGATACTGGTGATACAGGTGCCGCTGGTCCGCAAGGCCCACAAGGCCCTCAAGGACCACAAGGTCTTAAAGGTGACACTGGCAACACTGGTCCTACTGGTCCAGCGCCCACCCACGAATGGTCTGGCACAAGTTTGCGATTCCAGAACCCGAATGGGACTTTTAGTGCGTATACTAATCTGAAGGGTAACACAGGCGATACTGGTTCCACTGGTCCTCAAG